CCTTGGCCGTGATACATGTATCCCGTTGCGGCAGGATTCCCGTTGGGCTGGGTGGGAATTATCGGCGGCAGCGCCTGTGCTATAGCAGCTTATCAATATGGGCGATTTTATCGCTCCTATCATCGGCATATTCCACAGGCATACCGAAGGGGACTCCTTTATCCTGATCGTGAAGATGAGGTGGTTGACTGCACCCATACACGGGGAAAGGTCACATGTGGTGACGAACCCGGAGTACCTCTTGGGCGATGCGACTCAGCTAACCCCGGAACTCTCGGAGATGGTGTTCCGGGAGATGCATCGGGCAGCCGTGGACATTTATGCGACTCATGCCCTACTCCCATTCGGAGAGGCCGAGCAGTTAAGTATTGGTGTGAGGCAATTCGGGTCCGATTTGGATTTATTCCTAGCAGGACGGAAGCAGCCCGTTTGGCCGCCTCCGAATGGCTCAGGAATGAGCTCAGATCCCAGAACACCCGAACGTGTGACATCAATGCCATCGTGCCGGTTGTTGTTGAGTCGCTATTTGTCCCATCTCATGCCGACCTTATCGCTCAGGCGGTCCGGGTCGACAGGGAGGTGGTTGCGAGGAGAGCAGAGTACAAGTGGTGGGGTAGTCATAAGGAGGCCTGAGGGTGCCGAGTAGAGCAGCACGGGTTTACAAGTCCCACGGTCCGTCGCCCTGGGTTTGCAATCCCGATGGAGGTGCGTGCTTTATTCGGCATACCCAAACAGAGACGGTTTGAGCGATTGTCCGTCATCTGTCAAGGTGGTGAGTGGGGCGTCCACAACCACAATTGCTCCAACGTGGTGCGGGGACTGGTGGAGAGGGTGTTTGCGGTTGAGCGCAAGGGGGTTCTAGTTTCCCCACCCAAACCATCAGCACGTAAGTTCGAAGACCTGTCCACCTTTCGAGGGGAGTTGCTGAGATGCCTTGGTTCATGCCGCCGTTGGACTAATCAAGAGTTTCTTGATTCTTACCACGGCGCCAAGAAGGCATTGTATACAGTAGCTTTTGACAGTCTAATCCTGAGACCATTGAAGCGTCAAGACGGGTATCTTCAGACTTTCGTGAAGGCTGAGAAGCTCAACTTGAGTTCAAAGCCTGACCCTGCTCCTCGTGTGATCCAGCCTAGATCCACGAGGTATAACTGTGTAGTTGGTCCCTACCTTAAACCGCTCGAACATAGACTATACCAATCTATTGAGAGAGTTTTTGGTAGCCCCACTGTCATGAAAGGTTACGACACCCACAAACAAGGCACCATTTTGCACACCAAGTGGAGCAGGTTTCATAGACCTGTGGCTGTAGGGCTCGACGCTAGTAGGTTTGACCAACATGTGTCCGCCCAGGCTCTTCAGTGGGAACACTCTGTCTATAACGGGGTTTACCACTGTAAGGAGTTAGCCCGGTTGCTTAAGTGGCAGGTTGACAACATCGGGCGTGCTTATACCCCTGACGGTAAGGTTACTTATCGTGTAAAGGGTTGCCGTATGTCTGGTGATATGAACACCGCCATGGGCAATTGTTTACTGATGTGTGCCATGGTGTGGACCAGGTTCAAGGAACTAGGTATTGATGGTGAACTGGTTAACAATGGCGACGATTGTGTTGTCATTGTCGAGGAGCATGATCTTGACATTTTCATGCAAGAGATTGACCGCTGGTTCCTGTCGTACGGGTTCACCATGAAGGTGGAAGAACCGGTTCGTGTGTTTGAGCAAATTCAGTTTTGCCAGATGCAACCAGTGTTTGATGGGGTAGGGTGGCGGATGGTTCGAGACCCCAGGATATCAATGGACAAGGATGGCATTAACCTCAGACCCGGCAACCAATCTTTTGGAGATTGGCTGTCCACTGTGGGTGAATGCGGAATTGCCATAACATCCGGGATCCCCATATTGCAGGAGTATTATTTGCTCTTATCCAAACAGGGTAAGGTACGCAATATGGAATCTTGCGGTATGCGGTACCTGCGTGGTGATTTGCCAAGCAGGTGGTCTAAGGTATCCGATGCTGCCCGTGTTTCCTTTTGGAGGGCGTTTAACATCGATCCCCAACGGCAAATTGCCATTGAGGGCCAGCTCCGATGTGCGTCCATAGATGTCAGTGGTTTGATGAGTCAGGAAGTTGTCTCATCAATCAATTACCAGTTATAACATGGCGCCTTCCAGGAAGAAGGCTATGAAGAAACCTAAGGCTGCTAAGCAAAAGCCACAGGGACCACAGATGATGCTTGACGGGGCAGCCGTAGACCACATTAAGTTGATGGCCGATCCCTGCCTTGGGAAGATGGTGTACCCAGCTTACCCCACTACTACCAATGGAGCTTTGATGCGATTTCGCACCATAGTATCATTGGGTACTGGGGGTAGCGAGACGTGCGGCACTTTCCACTGGAACCCTTCATATAACGAGTATTATGCTAATGGAGCTGTGGCGCAGGGAACTGCGTTTACCCCGACTGCATCTTCTTGTTTTGGGTTTCTCCAGTCGTCTAGCAGCACAGCCACACCAACTACTTTCCGCTGTGTAGCAGGATGCGTTAAGGTGCTGTTTAATGGTTCTGAAATGAACCGTGGCGGTATTATTTACGCCGGCAACACAACGGTCAATAGCTATGGAGCCGCTATTGGTGGCGGAACCTTGTATTCCTCTGTTGGTGCAACGATTCCGTTGTTGCCATATGCAACCCGCATCCCATCTAAGTCTTTTGAGATCCTTTGGGTCCCGTCGGAGGCTGATATGATGTGGAATGCTGATAGCGCCGGTAACCAAACCGGAGCTGGGCAGGGGTTTGCTGTAGGTTCTGCCGTTACCATTTGTATGGTCGGCATGCCATCCCAAACTGGCGTAACCATAGAGGTCACTGGTGTGTACGAGGTTGATTTCGGAGCATCGAACAATCTCGTTAATTCTGTAGGACCACCCACCACATCCACTCCTTGGGTCAATGTGCTCAAGGGACTTTGGGGTCAAATTAAGGGCTCCACTGTCTTGTTGGATGGGGTTAAGGCGGCATTGGACTATGTTGGGCCAGCTGGCCCGGCCGTTGTCGGTGCTAAAATTGCTAGGATGGCAATAGGTTATCTTTAATAGGTAGGGAGTGCTGAGGCCTCAAGGGGGCTAACCAATCGGGAAACTAGAGGTGTCCGCGCATTAGTGGTGTCAACTTGGACGGCGGTCACCACCGGCACCATTCGATTGGGTTCCACCCCCCTCGGCTGATCACGACTCGGGAACTCTATGAGGGGACTCATAGGGGGGCTTCGCGAGTTCTCTCC